GAGTAAGTCGGATACATCCGCTCGCCCGACGGGGCGTAGAGCAAGCCACGCAGCAGGGCGTCTGTACGTGACCGGAGCTTGGTTTCCACCGAGCGGGCATGACCGCTCTTGGCCAGCACCGCGTGGACCTTGTCCCACAGTTCCCGGCCGATGATCGGCGGATGCGCGCCGGGGTACCAGTTTCCCTTGTGCGAGATTTCACCCAGGTAGATGCGGTTCCTGAGCAGCTTGTGCAGGTATTTCTTGTCGATGCGGGCGCCGCTACGGGTCTGGCCCTCCTGTGTCGTCCAGGCCTTGGTGGTGATGCCCTCCAAGGTCAGGTTGGCGGCGATCCGGGTCGGCGAGCCGATGGAGAGCATCTCCTCGAAGATGCGGCGCACGATGGCCGCCTCGGCTTCGTTGATGACGAGTTTCCGGTTCTCGACGTCGTAGCCGAGCGGCGGCACGCCGCCCATCCACATGCCCTTCTTCTTGGCGGCCGCGATCTTGTCGCGGATGCGCTCGCCGGTCACCTCGCGCTCGAACTGGGCGAAGGAGAGCAGGACATTCAGCATCAGCCGCCCCATCGGGGTGGTGGTGTTGAACTGCTGGGTGACCGAGACGAAGGACACCCCATGGCGTTCGAACACCTCGACCATCTTGGAGAAGTCGGCAAGGCTCCTCGTCAGGCGGTCGATCTTGTACACCACCACGATGTCGAT